ACGGCTGCCCCTGTTTCACTGCCGCCTTCTTTAGCAATCATAACCTTTTTAGGATTGTGTCTTGCTACTGAAGCGCCCGGTCCAAACTTACGCATAATTTTTCCTAGAGGTGTCCCACCCCCCCTTAAGGGGGGTGGGCACCAGGTAGGTTACTACACTGGGAACTCAATGTTCGTCAGAATAGCATTTCGATTTGGTTCCTTACAAACCAGGTTGTAGTACCAACGTACAAAACCTTCGAACTCATCCTTGTTGCTTAAGCGACTAAGGACGCTTCCATCAAGATCAGCCATGCCAAAGCTTTGAAGCTCAGTAATGGTCCAGGTCTTGGTCTTAAGGAAAATAATCATACCTTTGCCGCAGTGACGGCTCATCTTCATCGGGATGTTGTTAAACGCATACCCGCTAAAGCCAGGATCACCAGTGCCAACGTCGCCGATAGCAGCCTTTTTAATCGAACCGGGGTTCGTAAAGGTTAGCAAGTCAGCATACTTTTGGCGAATACCAGGATGCACATACATGCAATCTGGGTCGTCACCACCAAGCACCATGATTTCGTCAAGGACCGTTTGCATACGACCAAACGAAAGTGCAGCGTTGCCAGCGGCAGCGCCAATAGCAACCGACTCAACCGTTGAGCGAAGGCTTGGGTTCTGACTAACACCAGCAATAGGTGCAGCCTGTCCAATGCTACGGTCTACCGTAAAGTGAGAAGACAAACCAAGGTTGGCATAAATACCAAGAGCTTCGTTGTTAACTTCCGTAAGCACAGGGTCTACGGCTGCTGCCAAAGGAACAAACGGTGCCAAACCAGCACCACAGCCTCGGACAACAACCATGCATGGATGACGAGTACCGCTAAGCAACTGCCACTGAACTCGGCCACCGTTGTCGGTAACAAGCGTGATCTTATCATCAGCACCTGCATTGCCGTCACAGGTCAAAAAGTTAGCAGCAACACGAGGAAACGCGTTGGTGTGAAGAAGAGACTCGTAGGTTGCCATGCTGATAATATCAATATTCAGCAAGTTACCAGGAGCGCCACCTTTTGTAGCATCTTCTGCAATAGCCTGAAGGTTACGAAGCACATCCTTGTTTCCGCAGAAATCAGGAGTAATCGTCGCACCCGGAGCTTGGGTAGTAAGATGACGAACATAACCAACGCAACCACCACCGGTAAACATACCTTGGTTTGCTTTGAGCTTAGTATCCGTAACCAAGCCGTCCATTTCGGTTTGCACGTAAGTTGCAAATGAATTGGCGGTTGTCTTAGCCGTAGCAATTGCAGGTCCAGTCAACGAAAACCGGCCATAAAGATACTTGGCTTTAATGTTTAAGTTAACATGACCCTGCTTACCAGCAGCCGGAAGCTCGCCCGCTTCAGCACGGAAACCCGTACCGTCGTTGCGGCTGACATGCACTGGAATCACAACCTGGCGACCTTGCCAATCCAGTGTAGATTTTTGAAACATTTGCACCATTTCAAGCTGGTTGTTCAAGCTTTCAATGATGGGTCCGAGATAGAACTCTTTTAGGATCGCATCAAGATCCGAAATTGTAACCGATGCCATAGCTGACATTAGCTCCTAAGATAAGCGATCATCGCTTCCCTGGCTTCGTCTAAGTTTTGAGGTTGCCACTCCTCATCTTGGGATGATGACTTTGCTTTTTGTTTTCGAGATGGACGAGGAGGGGCATTTGCCACTTCTTCGCCCGACTGTGATTCTTGAAGGTAGCGAGCAATTGCTGCTTCCTCCACTCCCGCAACCCAGTCAGAATAACGGGCTGCAACTTCAGAGGCGTTTTGATTGCCGTCTTGTGCAAGGGCATCCCAAATGTACTCTTCAGGTACGTTTGGGTATTCTTGCGTGGCAACTGACACCTCACGTTCAAGCTCCATTGTAGCAAATTTAACCTGCATTTCTTGGGTTTGTTGTTTGAGAAAAGTAATATCGTCAGAGCCTTCTTCCTGACCGTCGAAAACAGAAAGATCGTTTTCGTCGTAAGTTGACTCTTGTTTCGGAGGTGGGATTCGCTGGCTAAGCCGTTGCTCAAGTTCAGCAATTCGCTGTTCTCGAGACTCAAGCTCGGACTGCAAAGCATGACGGCGTTCGTTGATTTGTTTGAATCTGCTGTAAGGAACACGGTGTCCCTCCTCAACTTCATACTCATCATCGTCGTCCGCTGCTTCAACAACAGTTTCTTCCTCTCCTGCTTCCTCAAACTCGTCGGAGGCTTCCGGTTCCTCTTCTACGGATTGCGATTCAAGCTCTTCATGCTCTTCTTCGCTTTCGACTTCTCGACCCTCAAGTGCAGCCACAATAGATGCGTGACGCTCCTCATCCATCTCTTTTCTCCTTCTACGAGGCGTAACGTGCCAAGACCCGGTGGTTATAAGAGATTACCAATTGCACCAAAAATTTCATCGCCGCCGTCCTTAGCAAACTCTGATTTTTTGGCAGAACTCCATAGTCTTCCTGTGTGCATTTCCCATTCAAGCACGGCTCTAAGTCCATCCGGCCTGTATGATTTTTGCACTTCTTCTTCGATTTCATCTACTTGGTCAAGGCCCATTAATGCAAGCCCTGTTGCCATAACCATATCATCATGTTGTCCTGGTGCTGCTTCAACTTTGCCCCGGCCGTTGTATTGCAAACGGTTAGCTTCTGTCCGAAATCGGGGGCATGTTATATCGCACCACCCTCTGGTAACGTGCTCGTAAAGACGGTTGTAAAGCATTGGCCGGCTTTTGGATGTAGTCATAAAACCTAAACGGTTTTGCCAAGCATTTGTAACTTTATCGAAACTAGCTGTTCGGTACATGTAAGGATAACCTTGGCTTTGCAAGTAGTCCTGCACAGCAAGACCATAGCTGTTTGTTTCAACAACAGTAAATGCGCCCCATTTTTTAGCGCACTCAAGTACTTTACGGCTGTATAAACTAGGTGGAATTCGTTCGTAAAAACTTGCAGCCATTCTAATGTTTTTACGATCTGTAACATCTAGCACCATAAATGCGCTGTAATCGCCACCAGGACTGCCCGTTGCTGTGTCAATACCCATGGTATAAACACCAAACTTTTTAGGCTCGAGGTATTCTTGGTAGCCTTCTTTAAAATCTAATACGTCAAAAGTTTTTGGAAAAAATGGAGACCCCGAAGCAACAAATGCATCTGTAGCTTGAGCCGGATATTCTTGGTTAAAAATATTCCAATTGTTTGCACACGCTGTGCGCAGCGTATTAACCATCCAGTTAAACTGGGGTTTGCTCAGTTTGTTTTTGTAGCTGTACTCAAGCTCTTCTTCCGTCGGATCATTAAACTTGGGTTTAAGCAGCGTATAGTCGGTGTCCATGCGCCAGCCTAAGAACATTTTGCTGTAGCCGCTTTCGCTGCTCCACAGATCATAGGCTTCGTTCATGCCGTTAGCGGTAGACTCAAGAACAATCTTTGCGTTCTTTGTTCGAGCACCGAACAAAGACGCAATAGTTTTTTCCATGTTGTTCCAAAACGCATATTCGGACGCATGAATTAAGTTGTACGTGCTACCACGAAAGCTTTGGCTTGATGCAGACCCAACACGAATACTACTGCCCGTAATAAATTTAATTTCGTTTTCTCGAGAACGGGTTGTTTCAAGTTTTAAATGCTTGGGTAAGTGCTTGTGAAACAAATGGTAAATTTCAAAGATTTTTTTCACTGCTTCATCAGTGTGCGCCACAATTGCTGTACGAGTGTACTTGTTAAATAACGTGTGCCAGAAAAAATACGCCGCAATTATTGTCGTACTTCCTAGCTGACGCGCTTTAAGCAGCATCATGTGGTCGTTGTTACGAATTGCATCAACAATTTTTACCTGAGCCTGGTTAGGAATAAGCGATTCTAGCTCAGATTCTTTGGTAATAATTTTAAGGTACTTTTCACAGAAATAAGAAAAGTCTTCACGGCAGCGAAGTATGTCTTGGCGCAGTTCATCTTTGTTCATTAGCAAGAATTTCTAAAACAATTTTAAGATTGCCCTCAATGTCCTCAAGTTCTTTTTCAATAGTGTCTAATTTGCTTCCGATCCCTTTAATTACTTCGAGACGCTCGTCATTGTATGTAGAAATAACCTGATCGTACCTATCTCGAAGCGCAGCCTCACGATCAATGTGACCTTGAGCCTGTTCTCGCAGTTGAGCCTGGAAATTATCAGTTAAATCATCAAGCCGTTTAGACGTTTTTATAAAAATCCAAAAGATTGCCGCAGCAGCAATCCCGAGAGGCCCAAACCCGGCGATAATTTCTACAAACTGAGCATCCATGTTTGATTATTACTCTGAATTATCGTCGCTTTGCAATGTTACAAGTTCAGTTGTCTCTGATAAAATGTCAAAAATAGCAGTCTTGTCGGCTTTCTGGGTTTCATTATCAAGGTTCCATACCTTGCGCTCCATAAGCTGGATGTTTCGGGCTATTTCCGTAGCAACCTTGATCGTGTGTAGCTGTTTTGCAGGCTGTGATTCAGGGTAAGCTTGAGCCCTGGCCAAAGTTTCCTCGAGCATTTGGGATAAAATAGCAGATGTAGCCTTTTGGCGGACAATAACATCCTCAATTGCTAGGTGAACTTCCATTTTGGTTTGTTCTGTTTTTTTAGCAATCTCTGCACGGGCATAATCCAGCAAGTGATCCGGCCCACTGTTGGAACGATCCCATTTTTCTGCGGCTTTCCAGCGTGAAATTGTTCGAGTAGTGACACCGTGACGACGAGCAAGGTCCGTAGCTGTCTCGCCGTTTTCCCATTCAGATCGAATAATGGATTTAAGCACCCGATTAATGCCACCATCAGACTCTCGTTTAATTTTACGTGCAATCGTAACAGCGCCATTAGGTTTTATTGCTGTCATTGTACGCCCTGGACTTCTTTTGCGGGCTCGAGAATTTTATCGGAATCTTTTTCGGCAACATATTCACGAATATCTTTGGGTGTGTCCTCGTGAAGAATAACATGAGCATCTTGAATCCACTGCGTTATTGAACGGAGAATCGAAGAAGCGTTTTCTTCTTCGTTTGGATCAAGGTCTAAAAGAATTGCTCTTAGCGTTTTAAGGCGCTGGATGTACTGAGCATGTTTTTTAACAAGCGTGGCTTCATGCCGGCCCTCAGTCAAAAGAATTGGAACACCGGTTTCGTCCATCGTGATGCCCCATAACGCACGGATGTGCTGGTTAATGGTCATGTCTGTTTCTTTGTGCATTCGACACTGGTCTAGGCTCATTAAGACCTGACTCATGCACTCAGCAAAGGCTCCTTCGAGCAGGTATCTGTTAAGAACAGGGGTGTATTTCTCTTTTTGTTTAGGCACGTCGTCCCTCCAATGTCCGGTAGGGTACCAAAAAAATCGTTCGCTGGAAAATTCAATATATATGGGAGGAGGAGAGAGAGCTAGAGGAAGGTTGGGTTGTGTAGGGTGTCACCAAAGTCTTGGGGTGCTTACTCGTTGGGGAGTGTCACTTGTCTGGTTGCACGTCATCG